GGGTGGTGCGTGTTTCTACGCCTTCCGCGGCGGACGGCTCCGCGGCATTCACGTCCTTTTCAGTAGCTTCGACTTCCGTCTCGACTACCTGGTCTTCGTTTTCCGTTGGCGGCACGGATTTTACGCCTTTGTCAAACAACGTTGCCCTACAATCGCATATTAAAGCGACATCCGCAACATCAATAATCAGTAACCACGTCCGGGGTGGCCCATGATGTCGCGAAGAAGGCCCAGCAGGCGGAGTATCTCTTCCTCCGAAGCCCCCTCACCCCGCGCACGGTCGATGGCGCCGCCAGGGCCGGACATAGCCCTTATGCCGGCAGCACGACCGCCGTCATGTATGCCACCCACTTCCCTGCCGAAGCGCATGATCTCCGAGGGGCCTGTGCCGGCCAATGCGCCAGAAACCCGATCCCCCATCGTCGGGTGGTTCTTCCCGCGACTGTATTTTCCCATAGGCATAGCGGTCTTCCTTTCTAAAGAGGCAGCATGCCCTGCTCGGGCGCCGGATAGGCCGGCTGCGGCCCTTCCTGCCCCTGATCAGGTGCCTGCTGGTTGTTCTGCCCTTCCGGCCCCTGCTGCGCCGGGTCGGCCGTCGGATCCTGCATGTTGGACGGCGGACGGCCGGCAATCGCGTTCAGCGCCTGGATGCTCGGCATGCCTTCGACGTAGATGCTTTCCAGATCGAGATCGAGCAGACCGGTATATTTGTCGACCAGTGGACCAGGGGGAACCCCCGGCAACTGTATCAGGAACGGCATGCCGCGCTCCATGTTGGCCAGGTCGGCGGCACGGTTCGGTCGGCCGGAGCTTCCCGCCTTAATCTCAAGATATAGGTCCTTAGCCACGCTTTCGCGCGTTTCCTGCACATCCGGCCACACCGCCCCGGGCCCGACGATTTCGATCACGGTTTCCTTGGCGAGCTCCATCAGCATCAGGTGGCCGCCGGCGCGCGCCAAGTTGGTGAGGACACCGTCAAGGTCGTCAGCATTGTCGGCCAGCCCGCTGTTTTGGCTGTTCTGCGCGATCGACGCCTCGGTGGCGGTCGAATCCGACGTGGCGCCCAGCGTCGCCTCCTGCGCGCCGACGGTGCGCAGCAGGTCGTTGAAGTGCATCTCGACCTCGTAGAGGTTCGGATCGATCGGCGCCGTCACCCCGCGTTGCACCAGGTCTTCCACCTTCTGGCCGGGGAGCAGCGCCTGCACCTTGAACACCTCGTGCGCGGCGTGGTTGCCGAGCTTGAGCATGTCAGCGTCTTCCAAGCCGGGCGCGACCACGTAGTACGGCTTCGCCGCGATGCGGTGCTCGCGCAGCCCCTCGCGCGACCGGTTATATTCTTTCTGAATGTGGCGCGAAAGCCACACATCGCTCGGCGGGTACAGCTTGGTCTCGCTCTCGATCTCATTGAAGACCAACGCGAAAACGTTAAAGAACCGTTCCAGGTAGACGTCGGGCGACGCCGGCTCGCGGATGAAATCGCAGTAGCCGTCGATCACGGTGAGCACCTGCTGGTTCACCTTGTCCTGCACCTCCCACACCTTGGCGCAGCCGTCGTCCTTCTTCTCGGTCACGGCGCCCTTGTCGGTGTAGCCCATGAACTCGCCCTTGATGTCGACGCCGTAGGTCTCCAGCACCTCACGGGGGCTCATGTCGAACTCGTGAGCGATCCAGTGCGCGCCGGCGAACGTCTTGAGGTGGCGGCACTTCTTGTCGATGATGATCTCCTTGGCCCGCGGGAAGTCGATCACCGGACCTTCGCGCACCAGCAACGTCTCCTGCTCCTCGAGGTCGCGCAGGTTGAGCCGCAACTGCTCGACCTCGGCCCGGGTCTCGTCCATCTCCTCGGCTGCGATCTCGCTCAAGGTCGCCTCGGTCGCCTTGATCTTCGACGTGATGTCCTCTATCGCCGAGGTGATGTCGGGCCGCTTCTCGAGGATGCGCTGGAAGCCGAGCTTGAAGTAGCTGACGCCGCACACCTTGGTGCGCCGCACCGCCGCCTTGATCTGCTCCTTGTAGCCGTAGGTCTGCTCGTCCATGTAGTATTTCCACAGGATTTGCAGGGTCTTACCCATCTGGTCGAGCTGGCGCATCTGCTGCTGCGCCTGCGCCACTTCGGCCAGCAGCGCCATGGCGTTGGGGTCGACCATCGGCTGGCCGGTCAGCGGGTCGGCGTTCTGCATGCCGGCCTGCGCCTGCATCATCGCCATTTGCAGCGATTCCGGCTTGCCGTCCCAAATCTGGAACATCAGCCGTTCCTTGCGGCTGGCGATCGCCGTTGGATTTTTCGCATAAAGCTGCGACACCGCCTGGTTGATGTGGCGATTGATGATCGGCACGACGTAGAGATCGGCATCCACCCACGACGCTTCGTCGCCGTCCTCGGCGATCTGCATGCACAGGTCCATGCGCTTGAAGGCCGCCTCGTGGTGCTGCTTGGAATCCTTGATCCGCGCGATCCACTCCTTGACCAACGCAGAGCGCGCCGGGTCCACGTCGTAGTCGCCCGACGCATTGTCGCCGCGCACCAGCGCGCCAGACCCTGCGTCCTCGGACGTGTTTACCGAATGGCCTTCGACGTCTTCTTCCATGGCTACCAGCCCTTGTTGGCGGCGGCGCGCTGTTCGGCGCCCACCCGTGCTTTGGTGTTGGCAAGAATCCAACCGATCGAGCCGGTCGGATGCGGGTTATCGTTGGCCGGGCGGCGCTTGGCCGGGCCGTATTCCTTGTCGAGCCCCTGGCCGACGTGCGCGATGAAGTCGACGAAGTCGTCCTTGGCGGCGCGCGGGAATTTCAGCAGTTGCTGGCGGGCGTCCTTGTACCAGGGGGCGAACCGCGGGAAGCGGACCATGCCCATCGACATGCGACCCTGGATCGACCGTGCCCGGGTCATCTTGTCCTTGGCCGGCGTCACCGGGTCGAGCGTGACGTAAGTGCTGCTCTCGCGCATCCGCTTACGCAGGAACGGGCCGAACGACTTGGAGATCAGTTCGTTCTCCAGCCACCACAGTTGTGGCTTGTGCAGCTTGAACTGGCGGATCAGCTCCTCGACCGTCTTGTCGGTCTCCATCTGCCGCCAGGCGACGTCCGGCATGATCCAGATGTTGTCGTCCTTGTCGACACCGACGCAGCCGATGACGGTATAGTCGCGGCCTTGCTTCTCGCTCACCGCGTGGTCCGACGCGCCGTACATGCGCAGTTCGGCACGCGGCGGCAGGTCGGCCAGGTCGTACTCGACGAGGTACTCGGCCTTGAAGTAGTCGCCGTCATCGGGCGACGGCTTGCCCATGACCAGCGCGTCAAAGCTGGCGCTGTCGCCGGCCCGCCACTCGGCGAAGAAGGCCAAATCCTTCTGCGCCGCCCACAGCGCGCACATCGGCACGTCGCCGAACTGATCGACCACCCTTGGATCGGTAGGCCGCTCCAGCTTCAGCTTGAGCGCGTCAGCCAGCTTCTGATCGGTGATGACGCCAGGCAGGTTCCAGTAATCCCATTTCGAGATGTCGTGCTTGAACCGCTTGCCACGCTCAGGATGATCCGGGTCGACCAGCCGGCCGATCAAATCGTCCTCATGCCATCTTGTATGTACCACCAACATACGTGTAGTATTGCCGCCACGCGAGAAGGCAACGGCAAAGAATTTCTTCCAGTTCTGCTCGCGCAATAGCTCGCTTTGTGCATCGACATCATCCTTGATCGGATCGTCGATGATGAAATACCTGGCGGTGCGGCCGGTGATCGAGCCGCGCAGGCCGGCGAACACGATGCGGCCGCCCTTGGTCGTCAGCATGCTGGTCTTCGACTGCGAACCCTTGACCAGCCGGAAGTCAGGGAACACCTGCTTGAACTGCGTCGAGTTGACCACCTGCAGGAACATCTCGCCGAGCTCGGCCGACCGCGTGTCGTTGTAGCAGGCCAGGATGATCGGCTCGTGCGGGTTGCGGCCGGAGATCCAAGCTGGCCCAAGTGTCGACAGCGCGAGCGTTTTTCCGTGCTGGGGCGGCATCGAGACCGCGGTACGCAACCGCTTGCCTGCCTCGGTCTCCTCGATCACCTGACACAGCAGGTTGCCCTGCGGCGTGTCGTCGTAGGCGGTCTTGTCCGGATCGTCGGGAAACTCGGTGTCCGGCATCATGAAGCGCATGAACGCCTTGAAGCTATCGCGCGCCTCGCGCACCGCGATCAGCCGCTTGGCGGCAAGGACGCGCGCCTCGAGGTCGTCGTTGCGCTCGGTCACTTGGTCTGCTCCACCAGCTTGACCAGCAGGGAGTCGATGCGCTCGTTGGTGCGCCGCTGCTCGTCGCGCATGGCGATCAGCATGGTCTCGATGCGGGTGATGTGCCCGGTCAGGTCGTCGCGGCGGACATACTCGTCGCGCACCCGATTGACCCGCTCGTGCAGCGTGGCGTCGCCGGTGGCGATCAGCTTGGCCACCTGGCGATCCCGCATGATGTAGCCGCCGATGGTGGCGGCTACCGCGGCGACGGCGCCGACGATCTCGGTGGTCGAGAACTCGGCCATCAGAGCGCCCACGCGACGGCGAGAGCGGTTAGCACGCCGAGCAGCCAACCGGCCATGGCGCCGGCGGTGACGCCGCAGAAGGCGAAATATTTGCTGGCCGCCTCCTCGCCGATCCTGGCGTCGCCCCGCTGGCCGTTGGCGACCTCGAGGAAGCGGGGCCAGAGATCCTTCTGGCCATGATAGTTGGTAGCGAGGTCCAACCCCTCGATCAGCACCGGGTCGGCGAGCACCTTGTCGCGGGACGGGAACAGGTACGCCTTGTGATAGGACGATCCTTGGATCCGGCGGTTGATCCATGCGTCTACCCACGCGACCGCCGACACCAAAGCGGCGAACGCCATGTGGCGGTATGTCGGGCCGGGTGCTATGCTGGTCGGCATGCGTGCGGGGCTCTGCTGGCGGTGAACCGATTGTGCCGACAGCGAACGGCCGTTACGCTAGATCACGACGAATATAGCGTGTCGCGCGGTGTAGCGCAACAAAGGAGGGGTGGAGCGACATGAAGAGGTACGATTTCAGTGCCACCGAATTTCATTACGCCGGGTCGATGCCTTGGGGGAAGAAGATGCTGATGTTCACCCTCGACGACGGCAGTCGTCTCGCGATCACCATGGACGCTAAGCTCGTAGACGAAATCGGCGACCGCATCGCCAAAGGCGATCCCGAACTGCTGTGGCAGTGAGGCTCTAGCGCCACACCGCTGCCGTCATTGCCGCAGCAGTCAGGCTGTCGTTGAACGTACAGGAAACCGTCAACCCGGATTGCGCCGCCGCGAAATTCGCATGAGTCGCGTAGTGCCCCACTGTCCCCTCGACGACTTCGTCCACTTCACCGTCCGTCACCCCGGCCCATGTCGCCGTCCTAAGCGCGGCACCGCCACCGCCACAGGCACCGGTCACCGCTCCGCTTCCGGCAGATGCATTGATCGAAACCGAGAGGGCGTTAGCGCTTACCGATCCATCTGAGTAGGTAGTTACGGCCGTCGCCGACTGATGATCGACCATGCGACTAACCACGATGCCGCACAGCGTAGCGGTCGCGTCCAGTGTGACAACGATATCGCCGGTCGTTCCAGTCGGCACTGCCGCGATCCACAGTTCGCTGCGGACGTTCCCGAGGGCGCCGTCAGTCACTGCCACGACAGGGCTTGCCGAAACGCCGCCAACGGTCAGCGCCGTGACATCGGCCGAGCCGGATGCGTTGGTCCCGACATGGACAATAATTTGCCGGTCGGCGGCAGCATCTCCGAGCGCCACTGTCGAGAACGTGTATTCAGCAAGGTTGGCCGTACTGACCGGATCAGCGGTCTTGGTGATAACTGCGGGTGGCCTGTCCGCCCCGGCCGCCGCCATCATCGCTCGATGGGAAACGGGCATCAGGACATATCCAGCCCGGCGGCGAAGCCGAACCACGTCGTGCCGCCGTCGCGAGTGCGGAATACGAGAACGTCGACACCCGCCGCAGTCAGGCTCGGCGCCGTACCACCCGCCCAGTCGACAGACGCCGGCCAGTTCACCGTCTGACTTCCACCGTTGGTCAACTCCAGCGTGAAGCTGCCGACCGACCCCGTTGCCGGCGGGTTCGAGAACGTGAACGTCGTCTCGGCCGTGTCAACCGTACCGCTGAAATCGTTGCCGGACTCAAGATCGATGTCCTGCGTCCCGCCGCCGATCGACCCGAGAGCGACGTGCGTCTCGCTGTAGTCGATCAGCTTGGGCCGCGACAGCACTTGATCCTCGAAACTCTGCGTGCCGGTGAATGTGTTGGCGCCGAGCGTCGCCAGCGTCGCGTCCGTGCCAGGCAGCGTCACGGTCGCGTCCGCACCTACCGACGTCGGCGCGCTAACCGTGACCGTATGCGCGCCGTTGTCGGTGTCTTCGCCCAAAACGATCTTCGCCGCGGCCGACGCCGTTCCAGCCAGGGTAAGCGAGCCGGACCCGCTGATCGTGCCCAACCCGGACACGTTATCGTCGTCGTCGAGAATTACGCCGGAGCCCTGCAGCGCGCCGCCGGTACCGTCGAACCGCACGAGCGAGTTGTTGGTCTCCGATCCGTCGCCGATGCTGAGAATCGTGCGAACCTGTGAAACAGTCAGGTTCTCCGGCACCCCGGTCGACGTGCGGCGGCCCTTGATGGTCGACGCCGCCATGTCGGCCAGCTTGGCGTTGGCGAGCGAGCCGTCGTCGATGGTGTTGGCGGTCGAGAGATCCGCGAGCAGTTCCCACTTCACCGCCGCGAGGTCGGTCGCGAAAGTGCCCGATGTATGCGTCTCGCGGCAGACGTAGAACTTGTTGTCGTTGAAGACCGTGTCGGTGTCGGCGGTGTAGTCGGTCGCCGTGAGCCACTGCGTCGGCGAGTTGAAGCCGATCGCCAGCGCCGGCGCCAACTGATCGTTGCCCACCGACTCGTTGGCGAGTTCGCCGTCATCGCGCTGCAACAGCGCCATGTTCTGCAAAATCTCGTCGAGCGTGATCTTGACCTGGTTGAACTCGCTGTCGAGATCGGTGCCCGATATCGGCGCACTCGGCGACGCGGCCTGGTAGTCCTGAAAACTGGCCTGACGGTTATAGGTGGACGGTTGTGCCATGCTGATCGCACTCGCGGCTGTTCAACCGGCGGCGACGCGGCCATTACGCCCTGCCCGAATGTAGCGTGTCGCTCGTTGTCGCGCAACAAAATTTGATCTATGCTACAGCCGACCCTGTCTCCGGAGCCTGTGCACCATGTCCGATCTCACCAACTTCCTGCTCGCCGGCAAGAACCGCAGCCACATCGACGGGATGGATCCGCGCCTCGCCGAGCGGCTCGCCGCACTGCTCGGCGCCGCCCCGGGCCAGGCGACCATCTACTCGGGCTACCGCGACCCGGATCACCAGCGGAAGTTGTTTGAGAACGCGGTCGCCAAATACGGCTCGCCGCAGGCCGCCCGCAAGTGGGTGGCGCCGCCCGGCAAGTCGCAGCACAACAAGGGCTCGGCCGCCGATCTCAGGTTCGCCTCGCCGGAAGTGCGCGAATTCATCCACCAGAACGCCGCGAAGTACGGGCTGGCCTTTCCGCTCGGCCACGAGCCGTGGCACGTCGAGCTCGCCGGCGCCCGGGACGGCAAAGTGGCCGAATATGCGCCGTCGGGCGGTAGCGAGCCGCTCCAGGCGACCGATCTGCTGATGGAATTGCAGAATCCAGCTCCGGCACGGCGCGACCCCACCGAAATGTCGCTCGACAACGACCAGATGAGCGGCACCGACTTGTTGCTGGAGCTTCAGCGGTCGCCGACCGGACTGACGGTGTCGCCGCGAGCCGAATCGGCCACCCCCGTCGGGCCAGACATGGATTTCGTGCCGAAAATCGACCCGCAGGCGGTCGAATTCGCCCCGCCGCGCCGCCCGGTGACGCCAACACCGCCGTTTTCGGACACCGCAGCCGCGCCGGCGCCGGCAACGCCCGATATCTGGTCGCCGCCGGTGATCGATCGCCAGCTTTCGCGCGGAGATCCGACCGACAACCCCGCTTTTCCGCCCCAGCCGCGGCCGAACATGGCGCGGATGGCCAACGTGCCGCAACCAGTGGGCAAACCGTCGCCGGAATCGATCGTTCCGACCGCCCAAATGGCGCCGCCGGCACTTTCGCCCGGGCGCCGTAACGATCCGCTGCTCGAGGCGCTGTTGTCGCGCCGGCCAGGGGTTGGCGGGAGTGCTCCGGCGGGCGAAAGGCCGCGTCCGGAGATGGATCTGGGCGACCAGGGGTCGATTCTCGACGGGGTAGCGCCGCTGCAGATGGCTCAAGTAAAGCCTCTGGGCACACCTGGCAGCGATCTCACGTCGCTGGGGGCGGTTCTTGCCCGGATCCTGCAGGAAGCTCTTGCTCCGCAGATTTCGCTGCAGCAGCGGCAGGCGGCTGGGTTGGTTTAGCGGACACCTGTCGGATTTGAACCGACGCAAGGGCCTAGAACCCTTCCGGGATGCGGCGAGGTGCGACCCCGCTACAGCGCCCGGCTCTGCTTATGCAGCGCGCTACCTGACTGCGCCAAGGTGCCCATAGATTCCGGACGCACAGCGTGGCCGGTGAAGCGGTAGTTGTGACCAGTGTGGCTGCACCGGTCGCAGGTCGAGTGCTCGCCATGGCGGCGCACGTCCGTCGAGCCGCAGGCTGGGCAGATGGGGGCGGTTTTCACGTTTCCCACACCCACGGGCCGCACTTCCACGTCCGGCCACGGGTCGATTTGCGCTGCTCGCGCTGCTCGCGCTCGTGCGCTTCTGCACGCACTTCGGCCAAGGCATGCAGCTGCTGCTCGGGCGTCCGGTACTGCGCGCGGTGCTCTGCCTCGTAGCGACACTGCTGCGCGAAGGCGGCTTGGCGCTGCAGCTGCGTCTGTGCCAGTTGGCTGCCGAACGCTCCGAGCATCACGACGCGCCGGTCAGCTTGGCCGTCACGATGATCACGAAGACCGCGATCGCGATGCCGGCGACGATGAGCAGGGTGGGGTTCATGGCGGGCTCCTTGGGGTTGAAAGTTCCCCCGACCGGCGGGACGGAGGGGAGGGACGCACCGGTCGGGGGCTATCGCCCGGGATTGGGCGAATTCAGAAGGGGATGCCTTTGACTTCGATCTCCGCGATCTCGTCGTCGAGAGCGTCAAGGATATCGCGGTCGCGGGTGCCCTGCTCCTGCCACTTGGCGATAAGCTCATGCAGTTCGGTCTCGAAGGTCGCTTCCATGGGTTGTACCCTCCTCGGGGGTTAGGTTGATCGGCGGGGCCGACCGCGGGGGT